GGGGCTGACCATGGTTTTCTCCAGGTACAAAAAAACCGCTCTCGGCGGTTGGATGTCAGTAAGGGTTGCTGCGCTTCACTGAGGCGCTCCGGTTGATCCAGGGCCAGGCGTCACACCTGAATGGGTATGGGTCGACCCAACATTCACCCCGTTGTGCTGCAGGCTGGAGCCGTTGATTTGCACGTCACCGTTCAAGGTGATCTGCCCGGTCAGCGTGATGGTGTCGGCCTGGCCGGTGATGGCGCCGTCCGTGATCACCGCGGTACTGCCGCCGACCTGAATGGTCACCGTGCCGGTGGGCAGGCTGATGGTGTAGCTCTTGGCCTGCCAGTCGTAGACCAGCGAGCCGCCATCATCAAAGCGCCAGACCTCGACGTGGTCGCGGTTGTCCGGCTGCGGGCCAGCGTTGCCGTAAAGGCCCGCGACAAACGTGCCCTGTGCCGGCTCACCGCTGGGACTGATCAAGGCCCCCTGCTCGCCCAGGCTGGGTGCTCGCCAGTGGCGGGCCTTTCCCGCAGCCTGGCTATGCCAGCGGACCCAGGCGCTGGTCCAGCCGGCGCCATCGGAAACTCGCACAGTGCCCGCGGCGAGATCCACGCCGACCACGCTGCAAGGGATGATCAGGCCGGCCAGCATGCGGTCATGGGCCGCCGCAACGTAGCTCATGGCTCGCCCGCCATGCGAACGTCCGGGGCATCATCCCCCAGATTGAGTTCCAGCACACCAGGCGGCTGATCCGGCCACGGCCATTCCTCAGGGCCCAGGTAGATGCCCTGGGTCCATTCCACGACCCAGACCGCGTACCCATCCAACTCAGGCCGGGTCCAGTCCTGGGCTGCCCGAACAAACTCGGCGGCATCTGCCTCCACGCCCCAGGTCTGCAAACGCAGCAGCACCGCGAGCTGAGCCGCAACGAACGCCGCTTGCTGCTGGCATTGCTCCTGTTCAGACCCAACAATTACTCGAGCCTCGAAGCGTGCCTCCAGCGCCGTCTCACCGGTGAGTTGGTCACTCCCTGGCTCCATTTCCACCAGCTCGATCACCACGGCAGGAATGGGTACATGGTCGAGCATGTCCGGCATGGTGCCCACGAACTGCAGGCCGGGAATGGCTTCGCGAATGTGCTGCTCTATCGCGCCGTACAACTGGTCCAGACTGAAAGGTTCTTCAGACACTCTTGGTACCTCGCAAGTATTTCTGCAGCTCAAAGTTCAGCTCTTGCTCCAGAATCGTCATCAGACGCTCGTCAGCCTTCGCCACCCACTCCTGAAACTGCGGCCGGACGTCGTCCAATGACACCTTGGCCTTTGCCAGTGGGAACCGGTTATCGTTCTCGGCGACAAAGCCCGAGCGCCGCTTACCCTGGAGCGTCTCGGGATAGTCCGCCGCCCTAAAGTGCTTGCTGCCGGTACGGATCCAGATATCCGCCTGGCCGCCGTAGACCTTCTTGAAGAACGCGCCCTGATAACGCCGCCCGGCCACCGACACGCCCGAGCGGTTTTGACGTGCACGCCCGATGCGGCTGGACTCAATCGGGTTGATCCCAAACCAGAGCTTGCCCTGGCCTTTGCTGTTGATCGGGTAAGCCCGCAACCGCTGGCGAACGGCCGCAACTGCGATCCGCTCCTTGCTGCCGACAGCACGCGCAATGTGCGTGCGGAGCCAGCGCAAGGTCTTATTGATCGCTCGCCGATGGGCAGCTGCGGCCGCCTTGGGGACCAGTGCAGTGAAGTCCTTGTAGGCCTGCATATCGGTCTTCGATAGCTGCAGGGTGATCATCGCGTCTCGGGCTGACTGCTGGGTGTAGCTGCCAACGCTCATGGATTGATCCTCAGAATCAAGGTGACAAGGCCATCACCACCAGGCTCAAGACGCACCAGGGTGTAAAGGCCACCACCATCGTGAGCCGGCAGATCCACGCGGACCTGCTGACGTTCGGCCACACCTTCGGAGTCCGACACCCGAATCACCAGGTGCGGCTCGCGAAGGGCTGTGTTGATCCGGCCAAGCTTGGGCTGAAGCCAAGGCGCCGAGAACATCCCCAGCACCTCTCGCCCGTCGATAAGCGCAGGATCACCCAGCGCCTCAAACACCGCGTCATCGACGGCATCGATTAGATCGCGGAAGCCCATGATCAGAGCGTCAGTCGAATGACCGCACGCGGCCGAGTGCAGATGTGCAGCGGGTTGGACTGCGCCTCGCCAGCAACCCCCTTGCCGAACGGCAGTGGTTCCAACTTGCTGTAGTAAGGCAGGCCCGGGGTGTTGACCGTTTCCATGTAGTCAGCCGGTGCGTAGATCGAAAGGAACAATTCAGAAACGCCCTCGGGTACCAGTCGCGCCTCATCGTCATGAACGAAAGCAATGTCAGCAACCTTGCCGCGATAGCGCTCCCAGACAATGCCACCAAACTCAAACGCCTCACGCGCATCGCCACGCAAAGCAGCGGCCTGTTGACTGCCCTCAAAGGTCTTAACCACGGATCGATGCTTGATCAGCTCCTTCCAGAAGGTCTTGCCGCAAAACGCCCGCGAGGAAGTGAAACCGGCACTGCCCAGGGCATCTCCCTGCATGTCCAATGCTTCGACGCACTGCACCTGAACATTGGTGTTAGGATCCGCCAGCCCCATCGACATGCTCTGACGCTGGACGCCGAAACGTTCGTAGATATCCAACAACACCGAACTGCCATCAGCATCGAGCACTTTGCCGTTCAGAGCGCCCATTCGATGGAACTCGTGGGTGGCATCCAATTGGCGCCGAGCCTTTTCCAGCCGTTTGTTGACCACGTCCTGGACGGCCTGCAATTCAGTCTGAGTCCCGAAGGCGCGCACGCCCTGGATCTCATCAGCCTTGATTGTGAATCGCTGAGGCAGGTGCACCGTGTTGAACGGCAGCAACACACGCTTACTGCCGGTGACCACCAAACCAGAAGTGCCACGTTCACCCGCAGGTACCAGGGCCAGCTTGTCCCCGTCCTTTTCGATCTGCACGGTCAGGGTGGTCACACCCTCCTCCTCAAACAGACCGAGGCCGGCCAAACGGCCAGGCAGATATTCCTGCTCGTTGATGGCAGCAGTCAGTGCGGCAACGCCAAACGCGTCGTCTTGAAAAATGGCGATATCGGCCATGGGTTACTCCAGATACAAGAAACCCCGCTCAGGGCGGGGTCTAGAAAAAGGATCGAACGCGTTAGCGAACGATGATGAAACGCTCGGCCAGGACTTTCTCGGCATCCGAGTCCAGCCCGGTCAACAAGGTCTCAGCGACTTCAGCCAACCGCACCACGGCACGACCGCGACGAACGATGTCGGACTGGCCCAACGAGGCAAAGAGGATGCAGGCCGCCGTCTCGCTGCCGTCCTCAGCATCCGGGTCGTAGGCTTTGAACTCGCCCGTGGCGGTGACCAGACCGAGCACCTGCCCTGCCACCAGAGCAGACCCCGCTGCCACGTTGATCGCCTCGCGGGAGATCTTGCCAGCCCCTTCGCTCAGCAGAAACTCACCGGCGTGTACCGGCTCGCGTTGAATGTTGCTCATGGTCTTGCTCCTTTGCCGGAGTTGGATTTACCAGTCGCGGCCTGCCGACGTGCAGACCAGATCGAGCTGGGGTTGGGTAACTGGGCCTTAACCTTCTCCGGCGCGTCGTCGGCCGGCGGCAGGCTGTTGTCGATTTCGAAGCCCTTGCCGCCGCTGACCAGCTTGTCGAACAGACGCGCCTGGACCGCCTGCTTGTCCAAACCTGCCTTGACGAACTCGGCCGTCAGTTCGGGCAAGCGCGCCGCGACACAAAGGTCTCGCACGCTCTTAGCCTGGGTAATGGCGGCTTGCACCGTGGCTTCGTCGGCCAGCTCGGTGGAAGCAATCAACGACTCCACCAGGTTACTGATCCCGGCCTTGCTACAGGCCTGGGTGATCATCAGCGCGAGCGCCGTCGAGTTGACCGTGTCATTCAATGGCGGATCCGTCGGTGCTGGATTTTCAGGGGGGTTATCGGGTGCTGGTTCAGTCTCCAGTTGATCGAGCAGCGCCTTGGGGGTCTGCCGATAACGCTGCATCACCGCGCCGCGCCCCAGGCAAGCTTTGACGTCGACGCCATTGCCCACCTCATCGGCCAGGCCCAGCGCCAACGCCTCCTGAGCGGTGAGCCAGGTTTCATCGTTGACCATACGCCGCAGCTCGGCGTCATCGATGTCAGGCGCCTTGGCCTTGTATGCCGCAATGATGGCTTCGAAGGTCTGGTCGAGGACGTCGGCCACCTTGCGTAGACCCTCGGCATCCCCCGCGGTGTAGGTCCAGGGGTTGTGAACCATCAACATGGCGTTGGATGCCATCACCATGCGGTGAGCACCACAGGCGGCCACGCTACCGGCGCTGGCGGCGAGCGCATCGATCCGCGCCGTGCAGCGCTCGCCCAGGCGGCTCAGCGCGTTGTGAATGGCCAGGCCGTCGAACAGATCACCGCCAATGGTGTTGAACGCCGCAACAACCGGCGATACCCCGTCATCCACCGCTTTCAGATCCTGAATGAACTGATTGGCGGTGATGCCCCAACCACCGATCTCACCGTAGATGTAGATCTCGATGGTGGTCTGTTCCGCTTGGACCTCGGACTTGATCTGGTACCAGTGTTGGTCCTCGACCGGCTGGGTGCTTTTGGCCTTGTTGAAAATGCGAAACGGCAGCAGCGGTTTCATGGTTTCTCCTTCTCGTCGGGGTCCTCATCGATAGCCGACAAGGTGCTGTAGTTCAGGCCCAGGTCCTTGGCCCGTGCCGCATCGGCGGCGTTTTCTGCGTCGACAATCTCGGCGTCGGTACCGGTGCGCAGGCACATCTCGCTGCGCGAGCCCAAGCCGGCGTTGATCTCCATCACCCGCGACTGCACATCCTGCACGGGGTGGATGTAGGCCCAGCCTTGTGGCACCCATCGCGTGCGCAAGTACTCAC